TATGATGTGATCGACGTCGGTGCTTCGCTTACAACGACAGGATTGACAGATCGGATTCTTGAGCAAAATGACCTTGCGCCATTGTCTATGCTGATAACCATAGCGCTCATTGGTCTTGGGTCTGGGTGTTAAAACACGTGGCCCGAGGGTCTTGATTGCTTGTGCCATGGACTGCGAATCCCCTTATCCATAGACTAAGGGTTATGGTATTATGTCAACCAGGCGCTTGGCCCCGCATGACCGCCGGAACTGCGCCGGGAACGTGGTCTGCGGGGCCTTTTGGTGTCCGCCGCTGCCACTGTTTATGTCGTAGGTGGTGGTGGTTCCTCACTACCACTCGGAGCTACCCCGTATTTGGTTTTTAATCGCTCCAGACCATCTGTCATCGCTCGCGCGGTCTGTTCGGCGTCGCTTATTTCTTCCGGCGTCGATTCGGGATCGTCGATTATTTCCTGTGCACCGGCCAGGATTTCCTTGAAGTGTTCTGCCTGTTTCTGCCGAATAGATTCTTTATCTGCTTTTGCCATTATTGCCTCCTGTTATGTTGGTATTGGGTGATTTTCTCAGCGGATATCAGATACTGAGTTAATCAAGGCTCACTGTCAAACCTCATCTTCCGACCTCCAAAATTCTTTTCGCGATGGCGTGCGCCTCCTCGATGGTTCTTGGCGCATGGTATTCATGCCCACGTGCGATGAGCACGTCGCGCCATCGCATCTGGTCCAGCGTCAATTTCCCCGTCGGCGCCTTGGTTTCGATCGAGAGTGTCAGGCCGTTCTTACACCAGACCGTGATGTCCGGCTTGCCTTTCTGATGATCGGGGATTTTAGCGAGTATTTTTTCGCCGTCCTTGCTTGTCACAATCTTATTCGGATAATTTCTGAAATAATAAACCCCGGCTTTATCGCAAATATCGACGATGATGCGAAGTACATCGCGCTCGGCGATTCGGTCAAAATGGCGATATACCCGCTCGGCATATTTCCGATAATCACCGCGGCGTTCACTCATCGCGCCTTGATCCCTTCTCTGAAAATTTTGCTATGCCTTTGAGGATTTCATACGCGACTTGCGGGACGATGGCGTTGCCGAGTCCTTTAAGGCGGTTGACACGATTCTTCACACCCGTTGCGACTCTTGGCAATCCAGCCTCCCAGCTACCGTCAGCCCAGCACGCCGAGCACGGTGGTGGTGCGAAACGTGACAACTCCCGCACAAGGTCTGGATGTTGTCGGGCGAGTCGTTCAGCAACTTCTCGTCTATGTGGTGGGCGTGCAGATTCTTCGTAGCCCCACACGACTCGCAACTCTTCCCACGGAACGGGGTAACTCTCTTGCGCAAGGCCGAACGCGATGGCGTGTCTTTGACAAATGCTTTGCCCATACACTTCCGGTCGCAATAAGAACGTTTCAAAAACACGTTGCGATCTTCCATCCGTCCGTTGAAGATTTTCCGTTTCAATTTGTTGCCACACCCGGCACAAAAGCGAATCGGGTCTGATTTTTTCGGTCTGCCCATTTATTCCAACTCCGTCCAATCCGGTGGATAACCCATCAATACCGATGTCCACGTCGGGTTCAGGGATCCACCGGCAACCCTCGCTACCGCCGTTGCCAGATCGTCGCCGCCGCTCTCCGGTCTGTTCATCCGCGCATAATCCGGCCCAGACGGTTCGCCCTTCGGCGTCGGCCACATCTTCCAACCAGGTTTCTGTTTGCCCTTCCCCATCGCAAAGTTGGTTAGCCCCGCGTAAGTCGCTGACCATGTTGCCGCGTGTCCGTGTCCCTCCTCCGTCGCTATCGGCGTGGGCAACAATCCAGACTCGATCTCGTCGGTGTCGGGCATCGACGGCGCAAGCTGGAATAATAAGCGGCTGGACGGCGTAGCCTTCACGTTCCAGGTCAGAAATACAGTTGTCGAGCTCCATCGTGACGAATCCAGCAACGTTCTCACCAAGCACCCAAGCGGGCCTGATCTGTTGTATAACCCTGAACATTTCCGGCCAGAGCGCACGGTCATCGCTCGCGCCTCTTCGCTGCCCGGCTTGGGAAAATGGCTGGCAAGGAAACCCCCCGGTAACAAGGGTTGTTCCTCTGTAGATGGTTCCGTCAAAGGTTCTAATGTCTTCGTAAAGTCTTGGACGGCGAAACTCAGTTTCAGCGCATTGCCCGTTCCCGACGGTGCGAAGCCGCTTTGTTTCGCATCCTGATTTATCGGCGTCGGCCATAAAACATATTTCCGAAGTCCGCTCTCGTTCTGCCTGAGCTTGCCTTTCGTCGTCCTGCCGCCTGTGACATCGCTCGGCATCGGCGACGGATACAGCCCCGAATCTCTGCTTGATGACTTCCTGCGCATAAGGCTCGATCTCCACAAAGGCCACGGTCGTAAATCCCGCCCACTTAGCCGCAAGGGCGAAGCCGCCGATGCCTGAAAACAAATCGACATGAGTCACTTGTTAAACGTCCTGTTATAAACCTCTATCACTTCCTCGTTCGTGGTGATTACTTCCTCAATTTTGTGATCTCTCATCTTCTCGATCATCTTTCTGGCAACCAGTCCGCAGAAACTAGCGCAATCACGGCGCGCAATCTGCGCTAATGCGTCATACATTTGCTTTTCCCTCGGTGTCACTTCCCTAAGTTCCTTTCCATGCTCATCCTACGCTCAATGCACTCGTAACGGTCTGGGTGTTTGGCATTCCAAGACCAGTCGCCAATAACATATTTATTGCCGCTTTTATCACGCACAATTCGGTCGCGAAATTTGCCGTGTTCCAAATACCAATTTACTTCTATTTGCGTTAGTTGTTCGTAGAAACTAGCGCAATCCCGAGGTGTCATCGTTCGCCACATTATCCGTTAAACTCCTTCCGTGTGAACAGAAATTTTTAACCGCGCAGTAATGCAGGCACCGGGTATCCTCGCCGGGCCGGTGCTCGATCTCAAAGTTTCCTGGCAAACTTCTTACTAGGTCAAGCGCCTTATACGATGAATCACAAAGCCCGCCGGGTATAGCCCGCTTGGCGCCTTTCTTCTTCACCGCCCAAATATCCGGCTTGTGCGCAGATCGACGCCCTGGAGGTGCCCGAGTTTCTCGACGTGGATGAAAAGAGCAAGGACAAGATAGTGAGGAAGACCAATGGAAACTCGATCTCGGCTTGACACAGCGCGGCGGAACACGGCATGACTCGGCTCGACTAAGCCGGACGTGACATGGCATGGGTTTTTAACTTTTACCGTTTCGTTAGGTTGCGGATTGATTCGGCCTTGAAGGCAACTTTAACGGGTCGCTGGTTAGAGTGATCGAGATAAATTCTCAGCTCTAGCCAGCTTAGATTTATATCCGGGTCCGTCTCATTGCGCTCGATTTCTACTCGGTGAAGCGCAAGCTCGCTGGTCATCGAATAGAGAATTTCATCGTAGCGGGTCAAGTCCTTAATCTCTCCTTCTCCGCTTCGGCGATCTCGCGCAGCAGCTCCGCGTACCCCGGCGGCTTGACCGCGTCCTTGCAGAGCCAGATCGAACAAAGAGGTCTAAAATGCGCAGGTAAGATGCACCCGTCATCTTCGAGAAATGGTATGTGAGTTTTGTCGGCGGTCAAATTGACCTGCTCCACTGTCTCTGTCCACGCCATCGCCTGTGCGCATCCGGCATCCTCGCAGCACCTGTAAGGTACCGGGCACTTCGCGCAGACGGCGTTGGTAAGCTCTGCCATCTGCCTGTAGAGGTCAACGATCCTACTCATGGTAGTCGATTCTTCTGCTGAACTGTCCGCACCAGTCATCGGGGGCGACCAAGGGAAACCGGGCGCGCTTCAGCCCCTCACTCACCTTTGGCGGGTTGAAGTGGCACTCGCCGAGCCAGACGTCCACGGTCCTCCTGTACGGGTCCCTGAAATGCAGGCACTCGCTGCACGTCCGCTTCCTCTTCTTCGGTTCAGCCAATACGGATCACCGGACCGCCGCCGAGCAGGGAGACAAGCCAGAGCAGCACGAATACCAGTACGACCACATAGGCGACCTTCTTGATGATGGCGTCGAGCGGCAATAATTGAATTATATATAACAGCAAACCGACCACGATCAGGGTGACGAGAATACTCACGAGAGATATTGTCATAACTCCCTCCGTAACTTCGCGTCGAGGTAAGACGGCCGTGGCGGGTCCCACGGGCCGATCCACTCCTTGTCGCTAAGCGCTAATCGGTACACGTTCGACACCTCAACCTCCAGCCGCGTCCCAACGTCCTGCTTGCCGATCCCTAGCACTTCTTCGATCTCTGCGTCCAGCGTGTAGCCGCACGAGTTCTCGATCCGATACTGCGTCGCCAGCCGGTTTCTCTCCTTGACGAGGATGAGTTTCATTTCTCACATCAACTTAGTCGAGTTTCCATGTTGTAACCTGGCACGATTATTTCTCTTGTTTTTCAACGGTGCTCACTTTTTCCTTGACAAGCTTTTCAATAAAAGGTTTCTTAATGATCTTCCAAAACCCCGCCCATGCTCAGTCCAGCAGCCAGCTAGTTATGACACCAGCGACGTACGAGCACCCGCCTATCACCACCGCTGCCACCCACCTGTCGCGCCTCATCTGCTTCTCGCATAGGTCCAGTTTGTAGGTCAGCGGCTCCATGAACTTCCTAAGCTGCTCCTCATTCATCAGAGCACCAGACCGGTTGAACATCGACATTGGACGTGGGCCGGTGGTCTTTGAATCAACCGCCCGTCGCCGGTCTTGAACGGGTCTCTGAGCTTTCGCTTCTGCCCTCCCATCGGCTCGCAGATCTCCTCACACAGCCGGGCGTCCTTGGCGACTATCCAAACCTTGGTCTCGTCGCCTGTAAGAAACCCCTGGTCGATGGCCGCCTGCCATGCAGACTGCTGTCCGGCTGCCGAGGCCGAGAGGGTCTCGTTTCTCGCTATGGTGTTTGCCCGGTAGCGGAGCACCTTGTCGGCATAGCGCTGGACCTTGGCTTCTATGTTGATCTCCCCTCTGTCCAGCAGGCGAAGCTCGTAGTTCATGACCCATCTCATCTGCTGGTCCGTCAGGCCGACCATGGTCCTTATTTGGCGTGCCGTGTCCCTGACAGTTATGCCTTCTGTGATGCCCCTGTTTATGAGAGTTTGCACGCCCTCCATGGTGGTCTGGGTGATGTTTCGTATGAGGCGGCCCACCTCGCGGCGTGCGTAGTCTGCGGCGTAGGGGTTGACGATGTCGAACCGGGCGATCTCGCGAATTTGGGTTGGCAGTTGTGGGCGCAGGGACTCTGTCACCTGAGAGCCTGCTGCCTCCACTATGTCGGCCAGGGTGTTTTGCATTTGGGAGAATTCCAGGCCTCCTGTGGCGGACCTGATGGCCTGGGCGGGGTCGATCTGGGTTAGGGCTTGCTCGATGGTCTCCAGAGTGGCTCGCTGTCGTGCTGACCTGATGGCGGCTAAGAAGGCGTCGCGCAGGGCCGGCTCGTAGGATCGGGCCAGGGCTTCGAGGCGGTTGACGAGGCGGCGGTCAACGGATGCTTTGCGAAGTAAAAAGCTATTATTTTTCACGCGATTGTTATATATACTTCTCATGCCCCAATCAACCAAATCATTACCCAATGCTGTCCGATTCTGGCGAATGGTTCTCAAGACAGAAACCTGCTGGATATGGCAGGGCGGTAAAAGGCGCGATGGTTACGGTGCTTTTACTTTTCGCCTTGCCCCAAAAAAAGTAGTTATGAAAGTTGCTCATCGAGTCGCTTGGGAAATGACCCATGGTGAAATCCCGCCAGGGCTTTACGTCCTCCACCGCTGCGACAATCCGCCTTGTGTTCGTCCCGACCATCTATTTCTAGGAACGCCACTTGATAACATGCGCGACAAGTATGCAAAGAACCGTGGCGGATGGTGTGCAACACATAATCCTCGCAGAGGCGAAGAACATCACAACTCGGTGCTTGATCCTACTACTGCCAATCAAATTCTGGAGCAGTATAAACCGCGCATCACCAGCCTCAACAAATTAGCCGCACGCTTTAACGTCAGCAAACGTACTATTCTTCGGGTTGTTCAGCATCGGCATTGGACGGTACAGCCGGTTCGTTAGGTTGCACCGGTTCCTCGGTCACGGGCTGACGTACCGTATAAGCCCAATCCTCTGGAATCGCTGGTTCGTCTGGTGCTGGTGGTAAATCACCTGCAGTCCTAACATATTCCTCAAGGGCATCGTCTGGAAAATTTATCGCACCTATATCGGTCAGGGTCTTTAAGTAGGTGCCAAGTTGGCTCAGGTCCTTCGTCTCTATGTCGCCGTGGCTAAGGCTCGGGGGACGGGTAGAGTCCATGCTGTTGAGCTCCAGCAGGCTCGGGATGGCGAACCGGTTGACGACCTCCTCTATTCTTTTCAGGTAAGCTGACAGGCACAGGACCGACATGTCGGTCTTGTCGACCGACAGTGCCCTCGACCCGGTCTGGCCGTGGCCGAGCATCACCCAGTCGGCGGCAACGCTCTGGGCGATCCGGGTGTCGTAGCGGATGATCGTCGTGTTCAGGTCGGACTGGCGGCGGGAGGATGAAGACAGGAGTTCCAGGGTCCAGCCGAACGGCTTGACGACTCCCTCATTCTCTCCACGCCTGATGCGGGTGACGAGCTTGGAGGCGGCTGAGAGCGCCATCGACATGTCGGGATCGTTCTCGTTCCAGATGTCCACGCCTTCGGGTGGAGTCAGGACGGCGAGCCCGGCGGCGTCGCGCTCGTGGCCGATCGCCTCGAACTCCTTCAGCCGCTTGCCGTACCACCAGGGAACGTAAGCGTGACGCAGGATCGACAAGCCTTCGGGATTGTTCTTGTCGATCTTGGTGCGCCAAAGTAACGCTTTTGCGATGGGGATGGTGACTTCCTCGTAGACGGTCGGGCTGATGGTCTGGGTCATCCCGGCTATCCCGCCGGACTCGTCGAACTCCCAGCGGATGAGCGTGTTCTGGCCCCTGATCGCCCACTTCCGCCAACCTATCTTGTTGTCGTTGTGCTTCGATTTCGGCATCCCGTTGGGCGGGTTGGTCCCCTTGCGCATCTTGTAGCAGGTCTCAGTGAGTGCCCACCCAAACACGAACATCGAGCAGATCTCTGAAAGGGTCTCGGGCCACGATTGCGACATGTCGTCCAGACACTGCTCGATGAACAGCCGTGAATCCTCGTCCTTCTTCTCCTCGCTGAACGGGATCACCTTCCACTCGACCTGCTGGATCGACTGCTCGATGACAAATAAGATAAAGCCGATGATGGGGTCGTTGCGGCTCATCTCCTCGTAGATCTTGATTCCCGGCAGGCCGACGAGCTCGCGGCGAAACTCCTCGTAGAGGACCCCGGTCTGGGCGTTGAGACCGGTGTTGCCGATCTCGCCGAACCGGTTCTGCCTGGATCGTCTGGGGGTGATGCGTGCGGTGGCTTCAGCCATATATAACCCTGCCCTCTATGCCCCTCGTATCCCTCTTGCCTTAACGACCCAAGATGAAATACAGTAGGCTCAGCTGCCTTCCGTAACAAGGTAGTCGAACGTTCGTTGCGTCAGGCCGGGGGGCACTTACTTCCGGCCTTTCGCATTTCTTACGTCCTATGTCCTGACCACCTGCAAGCTCCTGAACCGCCAGGGTTGGCTCTCATCAACTTTGAGGTGGAGAGCAGCGCGTTCGCCGACCAGTTTTTCGCTTGCTTGAGACATACCCGATCCCATATGCAAGGTGATCGCTCCTGGAGACCGTTGTGGATGGTCAACGTAGTGCGCTCATGAACGGGTACTGTGAAAACAGTTCCAAGCACGAAACGCATTAGGCTTTTCCGGAGCCGTAACCTCCGCCTTACGATTTCGGGTTATATATCAACTAAAAATGAGAGTAAAATTGAATTTTTCAATCGTCGTCGTCTGACTCGTAGTCGCCGTCCATTTTTTTTATCTTCGCGCCCACGCCACGCCCGATGCTTATTGGGACCGCAATCTTTCCCGGTCGCCTCGGCTTGGACTTCTCCTGCTTGAGGATCTCGTCCAGGGTCAGCGGTTTCTGGCGGTCTTCTTCTTCGTCGCTCATACGACACCCGTTATGAATCGATGCCAGCTCGACACGTAGTCCTCCACCGTTCCGGCCCCCTCGTGGGTGTTGTACACCCGTTTCCAGTACTCCGCCTGGCCTTCGAGTGTGCTCGGGATCGGGTAAGGGTCGCGGTAATACTTCACCCTGCACATGGCCACGGAGTAGTTCAGATTGCCGATCATCTCCTCGGGATCGGGAATGCCAAAGTGGTACTTGATGCTGCTGAACGCCATGACCTTCGTCAGTAGGTCGGGGTTGAAGTTCAGGAAGTTGACGTAGCAGTCGTCGTGCGTCGCCGGTTCCATCTGGCAGATGCCGAGGGCGGGACCGGCGCCGAGCTGCTTCAGCCAGCGGCCGCACTCCGACTCCTGGCAGATCGTACCCAGGACCAGGCGCTCGGAGTTAACCGACCACATGCCCAGAAACTGATCCACGGGCCGGATGACGTAGTCGCACAGGTGGATGGGGTCTATCACTTGCCCGCCTTAAATCCCAAGCATTCACGGCAGGCACCGCCGTAGAACTTGTGCTTGTTAAGACCATGCGTCGATATCGCGTCGGTTACCTCGCGCTTGCAGTTAAGACACAGACACCACCAATAGTGCTTCCAGTCATATCCCCTGGTGCGCAAAGGGGCGGGGTTCCACCCTGGGCCGATCCACCATCCCGGTTTGACTATCTCATTTTTGGTGCTTCTCGCTCGTCGTTTATCTTTTTTTGAATACGCGTAGCCGCACACGACGAGTTTGCCGAATATTTCCCCTCTATGATCCCATATGTTTCCGGGCGGGGCTCTGTTCTTGTCCGGCTCGCTCAACGTGACGGTAATCTTTTTCTTGGCAAACGTCGCCGGAGGTAAGGAGTATTGCGAACTAGGAGAGGTGACCATCATCGCCTGTTTATTGGTCGCCTTCAGCGGATCGCCGTTGATCACCCGCTCGCGGAAATCGATCACCCTCTTTTTTACTTTAGCCATCGTGTTCCGTTTCCCACCGCCAGCGGGGCCGACGACGACGGGATCTGCTCGATGTACTGCAAAGCCTGGGTCAAGGCGTCAACGTCGTCATCGAATTCTGCGTCAGGGAATGAGGCGCAATATTCTATAAATTCCTCGACCCATCCTACCTTCTGCGGGTCGGGCAGGTAAAGGTTCCCGGCCTGCTGGAGAGGTTGGACCGACCACGCTCTTCCGATCTTGCTGTCCATCCTTTCGCCCTTCGGCGGCCAAGGAATCAGCCCGGAAATCTCGTCTTTAAGAGTATTGATGACAGCCGTGCCGTTGGCCTTGTCTTCGATGACCTTCGCCCTCGCCTTCGGCCATAGCTGGGTCATCGCCCGAACCGCCGCGACGGTGCCGACGAACGACAGATGCTCCAACCGGCGATCGAGCAGAAAGTAGTTCCCGCCCATCTTACCCCAGACCTGACCGGCGACCATCGACGACAGCGGCTCGTCCTTGAATGCGCAGTCCCAGCTCTGCAGCTGAGTCTCCATGTGCTGGCCCATCGTCCTCGGGTCCTCGGAGTAGAACCGCCAGAGGTTGCGCTTGAAGATCGCGCCGGCGTCGGTCGAAGGGTTCTGCTGGTGCTGGCTGGCGAATATCCTGGGGCGCTTCTCCTTCTCTGTGCGTACTTGCTCGGCGCTGAAGCGCTTGGGGCAAAGAAGTTCTCCCGGTCGCTGTCGTGGGTCCTTCCACCCCAGGACCGTCGCCTTGCTGCGCTTGGGGTCGTACTCGGTCGGGAGCATCAGGTGCTCCCACCCCTGACGGGCGACGTGCATCCCCAGGTCGCGCTCCGAAATTCTCTGCATGATCATCACCCGGCGGGGGTCGTTCGGGTTGTTCAGTCGGTTGTGCACCGAGGCGTCGTAGGTGTCGAGGGTCCGCTTGAGCTTGGTAGGGCTCGTCCAGTCCTTTACGTCATGGGGGTCGTCGACCACGATAATCCTGGCCCCAGACCCGGTCGTGCCGCCCATGCCGTAGGCCTCGCGCACCCCGCGCTTGTCGTTTGAGAACTTCATTTTTTCGTTCTGGTCCGAAGTCAGCCGGAAGAGATGCCCCCAGTGCCTCTGATACCAGGACGACTCGATCAGCCTTCTGCATTTGACCGAATGATCGGAGGCGAGGTCACGGCTAAACGAGACGTACATGAACGACCACGACGGGTCCTGAGTCCACACCCAAGGCGTAAATTTTATCGATCCGAGAGTGGACTTCGACATGCGCGGCGCGATGGTGATCAGCAGGTTCTGGATGTGGCCGTGAAAGACGGCTTGAAGGTGGTCCGAGATCGCTTGCAGGTGCCAGCCATCTATAAGCGGCTCTGTAGGGTTGAGGATCGGCCAGCTGACGCGGTTGAACTCGTAGAGCGAGCGGGATGCCAACTCCGACTCGATCTCGTCGAGCGAGGGCAGGTCGGAGAGGTCCAGGTGATTCATTCGAACAAGTCTCCGACCGCCAACCTTGCCCGACGGTTCCTCTTGGCGTGCCTGACATGCAAGGGAACATCAACGCGAAGGTGGCATCGATTACACATCGCCTTCAAGTGCGACTCGTCCCCGCATAGCGGGTCACAGTCACAAAGATGGGCCGTGGTCAGAACTATTTTACCCTTGGCCCACTTCGCCGCGTGTCCGTGCTGCTCGGTGCACCGGCGCGGCCCCGGCATCGTCTTGTGCAATCCACACTCGCCTTCGCACTCGCACCGACCCTTTGCCCTTTCAAAACGGATGAACGTCGAGATTTCTTTCCAGTTCGGCGGGTAGTCGGCTTTCATTTGTCCTCCTCTCCCACCATCGCCTTCATTTGAATTTCCTTGAGTTTCAGCAGCTCTTCGGTGGACAGCTTGCGCCAGTCGTACCTTGCCCTGCGGCCCTCGTTGGGGTCCTCCGTGATGGCGATCTTCTGCATCGGCTTCCCTTCCACCCGGTCGTAGAGCTCGGCCCTCTCTTTCCATCCCGCAGGTCGCATCGCCTGCATCAGGTGAATCCAGGAGACGAACTCCAGGACGGTGATCTTCTCGATCGGCTTGGAGCGCCACGGCTCTGGCATCCTCTTCTGCAATTCCTTCAGCTGCTCGGGGCCGTGCTTCCCGTACTCGGCCATGGCGAAGGCGTGCAGGACCTCCGATGGGGTCTTCCTCGGCGGACGGCCCTTCGGGTTGCCCGACTGCCCCGGCTTGTAGGTCTGCGGCAGGTGCCTGATCTTTTCCTTCCACTCTGCCACCTCTTCCGGTGTTCCGTTTTTTTGTCCTCGCATTTTTTAAACCCTCGCTAACCGGCGCCGGTGGCGGCACTTGATCGCCTCGGCGTCCTCCCTGACGTAGATACCATCGAAATTAATCTTGGCGCAGTAGCAGCAGATCTCAGACTCGGCTCGAATCATCGCGAACAGGACTTCCTCGCCGCGCTTCTTCTCCCAACAGCTAGCGCAGATGTTGGCGCTGTGCCACTTCATCCCCTGAAGTCCTCCTCCCGCACCTCGAAGCCGGACCGCCGCTTCTCCGGTTCGACCTTGTAGCGCCACAGGCTCAGCACGATCCGCCCACCAGAAATAAGCCAGTCCTTTGCCACCAGGTTGTCTCTAAGGGCTTGGAGCTTGGTCGAATGGTCTGCCCAGCGGCCCACCTGGATCATCACGTACTCCCCCGGCTTGACGGGTCCCCGATGGCGAAAGCAAAACAGATCGGCGAACCCGAACATGTCGAAGGCGAACCCGCCCCATCTCGACTCGCAGTTAGCCACACGGTAACCCCTCTCCTCCCAGAGCTTCTTGGTCTTAGCCTTTAGGTTGACCGGTCTTCTTCTTCGCATCGCGGATGACCTTGATCGACTCCCTAAGTTTCTGCTCGAGGACGGCGTCCTGCCCGTGGACGATCCAGTCGGTCAGCAGCCGGGAGTTCTCCTGCCATAGGTTTATCCTATAGTCGCGCTGGAACTTCTCCACCCCGCCGTATTCGACCTCGGTGTGGTGCTGTCGGCAAAGGGGAATGCAGGTGAAGTCGTTTCGCTTGCTCTCCCGCTGGCCCCTGGCGATCAGGTGATGGGGATCGATCGGGCCGCCGCAGCCGGGAAGCTTGACCACGCAGGACTTCGACTTCACGAACTGCAGGTAGGTCTTGCTGATGAGGATCTCGTTCATGTCGTCATTTCCCTTACCGCCTGAAACTGGGCTTCCCATTCCTGCCGCGCCTCTTCATCCGCGTGCTTCGGCTCATAGATGTGATTGATTGCCCACTTTAGAAGCTCCAGACAGGACGGCTTCTCCGGCGGTTCCAGTTCCAGCTCCGGCTCCTGGTAGACTTCTACTCTCTCCCGCGCCGCTCTTAGCTGCTCCTCCATCTCGCGCACCGACCAGCCGTTTCTCCTGGCCCTTTCCAGCCAGTCCCGCTGGTCCTCTTCCACCATCTTGGCGACTAACCGATGGTGCGACCAGTGAAGCTCGCTGATACGTGTCGTCGGCTTCACCCGGTTCTCGACGTACTTGATGATGGACAAATATTCCGGCGGGTAACCGGTCTCGTCGGCCCCCTGAGCGTACTTCTCCCCGTAGTGGCTCTCACCGTAGTTCAACATGGCCCCGACCGCCCACTTGCAGAACTCCCCGACCGTCACCAATTGAAACAGGTAGACCCGCCACTCCTCGTAGGCGAGATCGGCAGGCGGCTCGTAGGAGGTCGCCGTCTTGAGGCCTGGGAGCACGACGTCCGGCAATGTGGACAGCAGCCGCTCCTCTTCCTCCTTCTGCTTCTTGGTTGCCTTCTTCTTGGGTTTCTTGATGATGATGGTTTTCTTCTTGGTCGCTTTCTTGGGCATTTCTCCTCCTTTTTATTTGAACCATTCGCGGTCTCGGCATCATGTCAAGATCCTTAACTTGCCATTCCCCATCTCCTGATTCTGCAACTCCCTCCACACCGCGTGACTGTCGAGGTTCAGCGTCTCGCACACAGCCGGAAACGAGAACACGTGGCGCGGCGCAGGCTTGGTGAACCACAGAACGGCGTCCTCCTTCTGGTGGCGGCCGTTCTTCTTGCTGCTCGTCCTCGGGCTAAGGTAGTCGTTGATCGCGCTCATCAGGACGGCGTGACACAAGCGGACCTCCCCCAAGTGGTAGTGACTTGTGCAGGGCTCATCTATGCTAGTTAGTTTTCTAGCCACGTTAGGCTCCACGTTTCTTTTCCTTTGCCTCCAAAACTCTTAGTTGCTCCTTTAAAAACCTCCGTCGGGCGTTCAGCCGCATCTGCTCCTCGCGGGTAAGAGGTATTTGCGGCACCCTCTGCGCGATCTCCTCCCGCTCGATCTGTCTCCGCGCCGACTCGAAGTCAACCTTTTTTCTCCCCATCGGACGAGCCCTCGGGACTGTGTTCCGCCTGCTCCTCCCCTTGTTTTTCCCAATCATACAGCATCCAAGATCTTGTTTTGGCCATCTGTTCGCGGACGATCCGACTTTTCGCATACTGCGTTCGTTCGTTATCCCAAGACTTTTCAATTTCGATGGCCTCTTTATCCCAACCATTCTGGCGCATCCACGCGCTGTATTGCGGTCGTGATATTTCGTGCCTTATGTACTTATCTGTTTCGTCTAAAAACTCTTGTCCAATTTCTCTGGTTGTCCGATTCCAGAGGCGTAGTCCACGGTCAGTAAGAACGCGAGGCACCTTCTCATTCGGGACTACGTCGCCGTGCCGGTCGATGCCAATCCTGCAGGCCCAGTTGTGGCATTTCAAACAAATCAGATCGGACAGCGACTCGCAGCACCACGTGCAGCCCATTCTCGTTCCGCAACGATAACAGGATACCAATGCCCCTTCCTTGTGCTCGTACCTCTGGCGGTTAAACGACGCGCCGCCCTTGCATGTCTCTCTCGTGTCAGTCGTTTTTCGTTTCGGCATATAGGTCGACCAGTCCTCTCTGATAATCTTGCTCGGCATCACCTGACCGCTCAGCGCTCAAATTTAGTTTTGCCTCTACCTTGAGGATCACGCTATCTAAATACCCCCACCAGTTATTCATGTCCGGTCTCTTTATGTAGCGTTCACAGTCAGTGAGAGTTTTAGCGATCACCTCGTCGGTATAGTTGTATTTCTGACCCTGCTTAACCCACTTGATCAGATCGCGAAACTTGTTTGGATCGCTTTCAAAAATTCGGTCGGTCAAGGTTTTTATGCGCGGATCCAGTTCCGATTTCTTCTTCGCTGCTTTAGCTGCAATCAGGCCGTTTGCGGCCTCATGATTCTTAATCTGTATATTCTCTTGTAACTCTCTTGTAATTCTCTTGTTCCTTTTAACGAAACGCCCTTTATGGCGTTCCCGAACTTCACTTTGTGATTTTCGGGGAATGACGGTTCTGGTTTTCGGGGATTGCCGTTCTGTCATTTCGCCATTTTCAATAATTCGGTCGATCCCGGCGAGGTCCAGGGCAAAATAGAGTCTGTGTTCCAGTCGCGCATGTCGTTCCCTTATAACGCCAAGACTGACGAGGTTTTTCCTGGCGGTCAGTTGTTCCTTAACGGTCAGCCCGGTTTCGTTTTCGATTTCCTCCATTGTTTTGTAGATTTCCTTGGTTCGGTTCGTCCCTGGCACCCACTGACAGATGTTGGTGAAGAATACCGTCTCCTTGATCCCGCCCAACAGCTTGACCACCCAGGGATGAATCGTGATCGTCCGCACGTCCTCGGCCTCTTGCAAGGCGAGGAACAGATCACTCATCCGCATGTCGATCCTCACTTCCATTGTTTTCGGTTCCGCCTTCATATATCCCCAAACTATATTACAGTTTGTAACTACTTTTCAATATGAAATCTTGACACGTGTCACGACCTCCTCATGACCTCATGCTTGACCGCCCTGACTCCCGGGTAAATGAACCGGTTCCCATTCTTGACCTCTGCCCGGTCGTAGAGCCGACGCGCCTCAGCGTTTAAGAACTTCGACACCGGCTCCAGGCAGTCTGCCGGGGCCTTGCCTTGAAATATGGCGCGACAGAGGATCTTCATCCCGAGCTCCTGGTGGATCGCCTGGTGAAAGGACGGCGTCGAGTGCTTGCACTTGCACTCCTCCCCGTCGCACCACCATACCTCGCCCGACGTTCTTTCTTGGGTGCCCATTCCCTGGATCTCGACAGGCGGCGGCGTGTAGACGTAGTCCTCGTCAATCTTTCTAACCTCCGCGTTGATCTCTGCCGCTTTCGCCTCCCGCTTTACCCGCTCTTCGTCCAGCCACTTCTGGTTGGCGGTCTTCAACGCACGCTCCCAAGTCTCCAGCTTGGCGTCGCCGGCGATCCACCGGTTACGCAGCGACTCCCAGACCGACCGGGCGTTGCGGATGTCCTGCGCCCACTCGTTTTTCCAGCGGTTTCGAAGCGCCGCGATCCTCCCGACGATCTGCCCGGCCAGGTTCGCCTCCCCCTGGTTTCGGACGACGCAGACGGCGGCCCCGAACGCTCCCGCCGTCAGCGCCTTGAGCGACTTTTCAATTTCCTTCCAGTCCGCCGCGTAGCTAACTTCACGCGGGTCATCTTTCTTCGTCAATTCTTTTTTCGCCACTTTTCCTCCTTCTCAATTCGGCTTCCAGGGTGCAGCACGTCGCCAGATTCAGCAGCCAATGTGCCTGCATGTCTGGGTCCAGATCGAGCCCTTCCAGAGTAAATAAGATAGCCCCCCACAACAGACTTTCATCTCCCGTCACGGTTCTTTCCTTTCTTTTGGTTTTAATTCCATGTTTCCTATTTGTCCCAATTCAGTATCGATACCGTCCACTAATGATTGAAAATGATTGCGCAATTTTTCAAAAGCGTCATCCAAGTCCTCGGCATCAAATTCAATATCTGCGGTAAATACGAACGTCATTGATGATGACATCCTTTCAAAACACCCTCTATTTGGGCCACAGATGCCCTAGGATCGACGATCGGCATAACTATGGGCCTTTCTCCACATCACGCTGGTGGCCATAGAGAAGAACACCCTGAGATCGTTTATGTCCTTATAGGCTCGGGCCTCGTAGGTTCCGTCCGCCTTTAATTGAACCCCCCAACGGTCGGGGCTCGACTCCAGGCTAAGCGGCTTCCCCAGATACCACGTTCGAACGCAATACTCCTGGAACGCCAGCTGCAGCCCGAAGTGGTCTT